TTTGCTCCAGATTGGAATGAAGCCAAGCGATTGACTTCTGCTTTGCGAAGAGAAGGCAGAAGACGTGCAGCTAATTTTCGAATTAATCCGACTTTCTTATCGACTACTTTATCGACTTGAATCTTTTCAGATGTCGTAAGCTCGGTATAAGGTGTACCTCGACGAGTTGAAAATCGCATCTTGACGATATTTCTTGCTTTGTTGATTGCTCGAGCCTTCAGTTTTTCATCTGAGGCGAGTCTATGTTGTGCAACTTCTTTGGCTCGCTGCATCTTTGGCTCTTTGGCTCTTAAGATGCGAGCTCGACGTTGTCGCTGAACCAGTGTCAGCGCTTTCTTCTCAGCTAAGGTGTCAGTTAGGACTACGGTATCCTCGTTGTGCTGGCGATTGCCGAGACCCTTGAGCTGAGGACGGATCTCGATACCATCGAGTGGTTTGCCAGTTACAGACTTTCCAGTTGGTTTCTTTAATTGCTGAGTATCAACCGGTTTATTCTTCTTATCTTCCATCAGAGTTTCCCTTAGGCTTATCTGTTACACAAACGGGATTGCCGTAGCCTAACCGCAAACCTATTTATAACAAGGAAACTTTAACGAGTCAACTAATCCAGTTTTTAAATCGAATAATGAATGCTTCGTTTGTGCCCATACCTTTACGGACATCATGATACAGTTCATCTTTATGTGCTTTACTCATACCAGATGGAGCCATTTTATGAAATGATTCTTTATCACCAGAAGAAGCATGCTTACGCATAGTAGTACCAGAAGCGGATTCAATTCCACCTCCACCTTCTTTACGCTCACCGCCGACTGATTTTACTTTAATGCTCTTAAAGTTATAGTGCCCGTGTTTCAGATCTTTGCCATTATACTGATGCAATAACTTATGGAATTCATTTACACGATCAGATCCGACATGCATTGTCACATGTGTATAACCAGCCTTATGTAGCTTTGTCATTTGATGCAGAAGAGTGGGATGATCTTTACTCATCGCTTCAACCTTCGCACCTTTGACAGCACGAGAAAGGTGTTTCACTTTCTGTTCAGGAGTCAGAGGATTCTTCTTGGCATCATGAGATCCAGTTGTTAAGATCTTATGATCTGCACCTTCTTTCTTGGCCGAATCCATTACATGCTTTACAACCATGGCATGCCCAGCATGAACAGGATTGAATCTTCCTTGTGTAATATGGATTGACTTCATGCTGGTTTACCTCTATTGAAGTTAGCTGCCGAGAACTCAGCACGATCAACAAACTTAGTAGGACGATTATGTCTGACTACCACAAATCCTTCAGGCTTTGCTTTCTTTCCATTGATGCTATGATCAAATTCTGAATTACTCGAAAGTGTATTCGTTAATACATTCTTGGCTTTCTGCAATGCCTTATGTTGATTCAATATATTTTCAAAGTGCGCACGATTACGTTGAACATGCCCAATTGCAGTTTCCATCTCAGCAGTTTTCGAAGCTTTTGATTTGTCAGTTTTTACACTGTCAACTTTCTTCTGATGCGACTTCATATAGTGATTCATAAAGCCTTCGACATTTGGTTTCGTGCCAGTACGAACAGTATGATTGATATAAGTCTTGAGCGGAATCTCATGACCTTTAATGGCTTCATATGTTTCAGGCTTTGTTTTCTTATTCGCTGCAGCAGCCGCAGCCATCGCTTTTGCAAATCTTTCGCGATTCTGAGGAGTATACTTGATATTATCAAGACGATGCGCAGTAGAAATCAAATGCACATCTTTGTGCAATCCAAAATCACCGAGTTCGGCTCCATGCTCAGCTTGCATGTCTTCGAGGTTGCTGCCATTATACTTGGTATGAACAGCAACACCAATTTTCGAGTTAAGAGCGGCTTTACCTTGTGCCGATGCCTTTGCAGCAGAATATGTAATGGTATTTGGAGTGAAGTGCACTTTCCCGTCAGAGTCATGTACATCATTAGGCGTATGCATAATATCACCTTGGAAAACACCCTTCTTCGGCGTGACCTTCGGAAGATGTTGTAAAGCTGCTTTGAGTTTTTCTACCAAACCTGGAGCATGGCCGTGATTCTTTTGAATGTCTGCTTCGGTATAGTTGATCTTTGGATTCTTATTAAAAGCAGACTTTGATGCGACAAAGAATCGACCGGTTTGAGGATGACGACCAAATACCACAGAAGGAGAACCATCATACTTCATGGTCACTTTGGTATCGTTCTTCTTACCAGTCAACTTGTCATGTACATCTTTTAGATTGTGATAGGCATGAGAAAAGCCTTCATGACCAGCATTGATCACGTGATCTTCGGCATGCTCAAGATGCTTGAGTTTGCTTTCGTCTAACTCTTCTGCAAGGAAATTTCTAAAACTTGTCATCGTACTGTCTTTACCGATCCATCAGGATTTACAAAATATGCTTCGAATGTAATATCCGGAAATTCATTTTTTAATGAAAGGAATGCATGAAGATTACTAGGAGCATCATCAAACAACCGAAGCTTTACGTAGTTCTTTGTATTTATGTACTTTCGAAAGATGATCTTCTTGGCTTCTGCCGAAGAGTCGATCTTCAGGTTGCCAGCTCGTTCGACATGAATATTATCGATAGGGAGACCATGATCTCTGAACGTTTGAAGGAAGATATCCTTGTTATCGAAGTCAGCTCGAGCTGTACAGATAATCACTCGGCTATGTGGATTCTTCTTCGAGTTAGCAAAAATCGCTTTCGTTTTGGCAACCATACGACCGATTGGCTTCGATGACTTGCGGAATACCTCAGCATTTGCAAACTCACCAAAGTCGTAGGTTTCACCCTTCTTCCGTTTGTAGGTGTTGAATTCCTGGTTATCGAGCATACGAACTGTCTTGCCATCTTTCACAACAGCAACTTTGGCATACGTATGGAAGAGCGTCTCATCAATATCGAATATCGTAAGCGTACCTGAACCAATAAACTCTTTGAATCTTTTCTTTATCATAGTTTACTCTACCATAGTTTTGATAAAATGTACATGCTTTATTTTATAAGTTTAAAAGGATTTTGTTTTGTCGATCCGGGTTTGACACTATATATGCTCTTAGCTAGCGTTTTAACTTTTACTTCAGCTTGAATTTCAAAGTTAGATGATCTATCACCGATTCTTAGAACAATTTGATTTGTTCCTGCTGCTGATTCAAATTCTGGAACATTTGGTATCTTAAGTGGATTTTTTTTCCCAAATTGATAAAAGTCGTCTCCAGAAGACAAATAATATGCAACTGCTGCTTTACCCTTGAGATAATGAAGCGTGGCTAAATTCCCTACATCAACATTTGGAACCTTACACACATTCTTAGTAGGAAGGGATCTAAGATAGCCTTTCATGGTGGCGAGCGGAACAGAATTATTATTTGTATTTCTAGCCGTAGTAGTAGAATGAAGCGACATCTTATTGATATCTCCCGGCCAATCTTTTTCAATGAGATATTTTTTAAGTCCTTTTATCCAATCTTGCGCTTCTTTAGATTCATTAAAAATTTCTGCTAATTTAACTGTAGCATCTGACATGTATGATGGAATGACTTCCCATTTTCCATTTGTGTATTGAAAACGCGGATTCATCATATTATCAGTATGATTCATCTTTACTTCAATATATATTCCTCTTTCAGTTCCTTTATAGCTACCATACTCCACTAAAACATCTGGATAAGAAGTAGAAACTTTAGGCCGAGAAGCTTTTAAAGACTTTGGCGATGAATTATGAATATATTCGGCCACGTCTTTTTCATATTTGTCTGATGCTGCACTCATAAAAACTCCTTTTGTTTATTTATCAAACAAAAGAAAACCGGCCCAAGTATTGCTACCGGGCCGGTTTTTTAAAAATTATAACAAAAAATTAATCTTTTGGATTAGTATCCGGTTTCTTAGCGGCTCTAGAAGAAGCTCTCATATAAGTATGAGTTAGATCTCTTTTTTGATATTGTCTGTCCCATGCACCATCGCTGTTTGGCATATCTTTGCTAGCCTGGCGCCCATATTGTTTTGCATATTTTGCTGTATCTTTTGCTTGATCTTCACGGCCGCCGGCTTTACCAACACCAGCAACCCGCTTTGCAATTTTAGGATCTTTCTCGCCAGTACGGCCAGATCTAATACCGCGTCTTTGTATATTTGCTACAGCTTTATGAAGATACTTAGACTTTAATTCTGGAGAAAGTTCTTGTAGATCTTCGATTTCTTCAATAAAAACATCGATTACGGCTTCAACAATATCGTCGAATTCTTCTGTATTAAGTTCTACATTTTCGTTTTGAGACTTTTTCGAAGCTTGCAAGTGATCAGCATATGCTTCTTTTGCGGCATCTTCATGACCAGCTGCATATTCTTTATGTCTATAAAATTTATCTTCATAAGGATGATCATCAGCAGT